CGCCTTAGTCTACGGATGGCCATTATGAACGCCGTTCGCATTTACCTCATGTTTCGCCGTAAAGGTTGGACAGTCAAACAAGCAATCAAATCAACATGGAACATCATCAAATGAAAGTCTATCAAGCAATCAACGCAGTTCAAAAAGAACTGTCCACGGTAGGAATTACCAAAGACCGCACCAACACTCAAGGGTCTGGTTACAAATTTCGCGGTATTGATGATGTGTACAACGCAATCAGCCCCATGCTTGCCAAACACGCTCTTTGCATTCTTCCAAGGGTTTTAACACGGGAATGCGTTGAACGACTTAGCAAAAACGGTGGTGCGTTGTTTTACGTTACAGTTGAAGTGGAATTCGATTTTGTATCTGCTGAAGACGGAAGCAAACACACAGTCAAGACGTTTGGCGAAGCAATGGATAGCGGTGACAAGGCAACCAACAAAGCAATGTCTGCGGCCTACAAATACGCAGCTTTCCAGGCGTTTAGCATTCCAACAGAATCGGACAACGATGCAGATGCCCACACTCACTTGGTGCAACCCGCAAAATTAACAGACGCAACACTAAAAATGTTTTTGTCTGACATTGGCGAATGCACTACGCATGACCAACTAAAGACCGCATATTTTGAGGCAATCAAGGCCGCGGGCAACGACACCCACGCTAAAGACGCAATCATCAAAGCCAAAGACGCGAAGAAGGCAACACTATGAAACTCACCATCCGGGCTTCGGCCCTCTCCTCCATCATGACCGACGGCAAAGTCAAAGACGAACTGTCAGTCGGCGCTAAGACGTACATCACCAAGTTGGCTAAAGAATTTATCTACGGCTACGACGAACGTGTGTCTAACAAATACATGGAAAAAGGTCTGCGCGTGGAAGACGCCTCAATTGACTTGTTTAACGCCGTGCACCTGACCAGCTATGCCAAAAACACGGAGCGTCGCACAAACGATTGGATTACTGGCGAAGCTGACATTGTGGCAACGCATAAGATTATTGACATTAAATCTAGTTGGTGCTTGACTACGTTCCCTGTGCTTTCCGACCAAGGAGAAGACAAGGGCTACGAATGGCAACTCCGTGCTTACATGATGTTGTGGGACAAACCCTATGCTGAGATTGCGTATTGCCTAGTATCCACGCCGGAAGACCTGATCGGATGGGAATCGCCCCTACTGCATAACGTAGACCACATCCACCGCAATCTAAGAGTAACCACCGTTCAATATGAAAGGGACGCAACGCTAGAAGAGAAGATTAAAGTTAAAGTTAATGCGGCTCGGGACTACTACGCCCAAGTCATTCAAGAAATCAACCAGCAACACAAACATGGCAATTACTAAAGAAATTTCCTGCATTGTCGGGACGTACACTAACAAAGAAGGTCAGACCAAGAACCGCTACCAACGTATCGGCTCAGTTCTGTCCACCAAGAACGGCGAAATGCTTAAACTGGACGTTATCCCTTTAAAAGAAGGCGGTTGGGACGGTTGGGCATTTATGAACGCGCCACGCGAGGATGAGGCCCCAAAAGGCCGCAGACCTGCTGCTGACGATCAAGATATACCTTTTAATTAGAACGGGTCTATAATGGTTACTCCTATAGTCACAGGAGTCAACATGATTCGTTCTAAAAAATGTTTTAAGTGCAATACCGTCAAGCCTTTGGAAGATTTTTACAAACATCCCCAAATGCGTGACGGCCACGTTAACAAATGTAAGGAGTGCAACAAAAATGATGTTACATCTCATAGAAATAAAAATATTGAAAAAATACGGGCTTATGATAGGGCGCGCGCAAAAGAATCTGATCGCATCAAAGCAACTACGGAAATTACACGCGCATGGAGAGCAGAAGATCGTAGAAGAGCTTATGCACACAACATGGTGGCTAAAGCCATAAGATTTGGCGGTTTATTTCGACAATCTTGTTGCAGATGTGGAGAAACAAAAACAGTTGCACATCACGAAGATTACGATAAACCTCTTGAAGTTATGTGGCTTTGCCAGCCTTGCCACAAAAAACGTCACAAAGAATTAAGTATAGGTTTTTAACTTTTAGGGGGGAAAGCGGATGTTGGTACAGGGGATTGCGGAACGGCGGTCAGCCAGACGCAGCGAGTACCCCCACCTTAAATTATGCGAATCAATAAAGAAACAACGCTCGGTGCGTTTGCAAACACCACCGGCATCAAGGAACACAAGAAATACCGCACAGGATTTGTGCCGGCGCGTAAAGACCCAGATGCAGTATTGCCGCCAGCAATGAACCTGTGGGAGCGCCCTGTGTATGTGCCAAAAAATGATTACGTCAGGTCAGGCGCTAACGACCACCAACGCATCAAGAGCAGGGGGTTGTGATGTGGCCATTTCCACCATTCCCTCGCCCCATGCCTGCCAAAGCACCGCCATTGAAACCCAACCCCGACAACTATGAGGATGCACCATTTTGACTAAAGAAGAAGCATTGAAGCTGGCGCTTGAGGCGTTGGAGGGGGCGCTTAGTGATGACAAGCCTTACATTGCTAAATGCAAAGTCGCCCTTAACGCAATCAAAGAAGCCCTAGCACAACCGCAGGAAACCGACTGGAGGGCTGCGTACCAAGAGGCGGTGAGGCAACATAGCCTGACTTTAGACGAACTGCGCGAAGCCTTAGCACAGCCAGCGCCGCCACCACCAGAATGCAAGACCGAGGCCGAAAAAATCGCGTACTCTTTTGGCTGGTGGAAAGCGTTGGAGTATGTGAAGGCTAAACAGCCAGCGCAGGAGCCGGTCGGATACATTGACCATGCGGACGGATTGCCTGTGTGGGCTAAAAAACCAGCTAGAGGGTCATTGCTTTACACCACCCCACCCCAGCGCAAGCCGCTCACAGATAAACAGATTTTGGCAGATGAGACTTTGCGCTACAACTTTGGACGAAACAACGGTGCTGGCCCTGTATCAAAGCAAGGCAGAAAAGTAATTGACGCCATTGAAGCATTGCATGGCATAAAGGAGAACACATGACATACGAGGAGGCAAAGAATTTAAAAACCTTTAAGAACTACTGCACTTGCGGTGGATATGCGGCAAGCATGAACGGCAGAGATAAACGTCATCCACACATGGATTACTGCCCGCAACGTCCCGAGTTTGAGCAGTGGCAAGCCGCACTGGAGGCGGGCGAAGCCAAACTCAAGGAGAACACATGAACGAACGAGACATTGAACTTGTTAATAAAGTAGCCGAAATGACGCCTGATGTATACAACACAAAATACGACAACGGCATGAAATGCATTGAGTTTACCGAGGATGCGCTACAAAAGTTTGCCGAACTCATCCGCGCCGATGAGCGTGAGGCTATTTTGGAGCTTGCGGATTCTTTGGGCTGGGTAAACGTTGATGCAATACGAGCAATGGGGAACAATGTATAGCTATAACAAAGAAGTCCGCGCTGCGCTTAAAGCGCATCCAGATGGTTTAACCACAACACAATTGCACCAAATGATTAAAGCGCCAGATGGACGTATGCGAGCAGTACTGCATTCGATGCCTGACGCTTATATTGACCGGTGGCAATATCGTGGAACACAAAGGTATCTTAGTGCGGTCTGGTGCGTTGTTTCTGTGCCAGAAAACTGCCCTAAACCGGAAAAGACACCTAATACAAAGTACGCACGTTCCGTCAAAAAAGATGTGTAAGATGTTCTTGCAGCGGGTTTGCTGCTCTAAATTTTTGGGGGTTTTATGAATTTCACGGTATCTATTGATATGCAAGATGGTGGCTATTTTGAGTTCTGCACCAGCTCTATCGTTCGTCTCGCAGAAATTGCTCACATGATGGGCAATCTAGAAGTTGTTTCCGATGAGGAAGAAAACGAAGAAGAAGAGTGCGAAGAGTTTGAGGAAGAAGAGTTCGAAGAGCTTGACGAAAACATCGTTGATCTCTTTGACGAAGGCGAAGAGTATGTCTACGACGAAGACGCAGAATGCTTCTGCTGGTACGACGAAGAGTACGATGCCTGGTACTGGCTGAACGAAGATACCGGCGAATGGCTGCTGGTAGAAGACGAAGCAGAGTAAATTCTGCAAACACAAGGAAGGGGGGCTGATGCTCCCCTTTTTTTATAGGCCGCTTACGTCTATCACTTCACCGCGAAACTCGATCTGCCCATCGTCCCACTTGTGGACTAGCTCAGGCCAGAGCAGTTTGCCATCCTTGATTGTCAGCACCGCAAAGCCTGACCGATGGTTTAGTGGGTTGCCTTCACCATATTCAAATTGAGGACCGTAAGGCTCTGCGAGAGTGCCTGTATCCACGCCGAAACGATTGCCGGTGTAGTCAGCAAAGGGCGTGACTTTCAGACTGTGCAAATGCCCCGTGACAATCGACTTACCAGCCCCTACCGTGTTATTGTGGGTAGCATGGATGCCGCCCTTGTAGCGGTGCTTGACAATAACGTCATCTGTCACCCATGTGAGCATACAGAAATGCCAATCCGTAAAGTGATCCGAGAGTTTAAAGCCTGGCGTTTGAACGTATTGTGGGGCGTTGGAGGCCAAACGCATTTCAAACCGAGCGTCGTGGTTGCCCATTGTGTAGATCAGCTTGACGTTATGCCGAGCCTTTTTAGCGGCCTCAGAGACTTCACCAAGCATCTCTTGGCAAGTGTGGAGTTCTTCGATTAGGCTTGGTGTTTTAGCCCAACCCAGAGGTGGATGGCGAGATACAGATGCACCGTCAAAAGCATCCCCATTGCAAATGACTGCTTTCGGTTGTAGTTTTTCAATTGCCCACAGTAGACCTTGAAAAGCAGTAGTCCGTATCCCAGGCCAGAAATGAGCGTCAGAAAAAACAATAACTGTTCCATTTTCAATGCCCAATTCGGATTTAGGAGGAGGTGGCGCCCAGGTTTTGACTTCTTTGTGGGTTTCTAGGCTCATGTTGTATTTCTGTGCAAGATTATGTCTGCGACGATAGACGTTTCGAAGGTTTGTTCCCATTGCTTTAGCCACCTTTGCAGGTGATTTATGGGTTCCCCAAAGTTCGATAAATTCAGCATCTGACAAGTTCATAAAGCACCTTGTAGTTACAACCTTTGGAACGTAACACAATTTTGTTACTTTAAGATGTTCAATACGTTTTGGATTTTGGTAATGCGTTCTTCTAGTCCAATAGTTCCGCCGTTGATGCGCTTGGTCATCGTCACATAGTCTTGCAAGTCTGCAAACTGATTTAAGTCATGTGTGGACCAAAACCACCCAGCAGTCATTGCTGCGTATTGGGGCGTGGCGACCAAATCCGGTTGCATAACAAAATCAACACCACAGGAAGCGCCAGCGTGGAAGTAATTAGCATGACCAGTAAGCTGAATGCAGCCCCGACCACGAAAACGATAGCCGTCACCAGAAGCCTCGTCACGGTTTCCCATGCGGTCAGCGTAGACCTTGTTGGCGATTTTCTGGGGATTCTTGGCATACTGGTTAGCGATCTCAATGGTTGTAAACCGAGTTGGCCACAGACGCATCAGCGCCTCGGCCTTGTAGTTCAAGTTTTCTTCAAGGGTGCGAAAGTTGTTGCACTCGTGGCTGCACTGCCCAATGAAGCTGGCCTGACGCGCAGGGGTATCAATGCCAAACTTGTCAAACGTGGCATTTAGGGCGGTATCCCATCCTTGTGGGATGCCCATGGCTTGGCATTGTTCAGCGGTTAGCATTGATTTGCTCCCTCACTTGGTTGTAGGCATCAACGCAGGCTGCGTGCTTTCGGATGGCTGCATCTCCGTCTGCTGTGATGGAGACAAGATCTTGAGCAGTCGATTTGTCAAGTTCGGCTCGGACTTGTCCGCTATCTCCGCTGGCAGAGGAGGCACTTGCGGGGGCTTGTACACAACCTTGGGCGATGACAGGGATTGACAACCGCAAAGAACCATCGCTAATAGAAGACTTGAGCTTTTTAATTTTCTTGTCAGCATTTTTTTGCACCTTTTTCAGTTGATTTTCGTTATCGGACAAAGCATTTGCTAACTTTTCTTCTGTATCTCGTGAATGCTCATTAGCAATGGCTATTTTGGCTTCATTCTCTGCCGTAGCTTTGGCGTAGCCCTTGTCGTACTCAATTAAACCAAAGCCAACAAAAACAAAGATTGCGGCCAAAATAATCCAAGGGTTAAACATTTCGCATCTCCGCACGGGCAATGGCCAAAATTTCACGTTCTTCATCAGGCTCCAAGTAATGTGGAGGCGTGTTTGGAGGTGGTGGTGGAGTCCACGATTGATCTAACGGAGGATTGTTAAACACAGGCATACCGCCAAAAGGCGCAGGAGCCGTATTTTGAGGCTGGAATCCATAGGGCGATGGGTAAGGTGCTTGTGGGTAGCACGGAGGCATTGGCGAGGCCATACGCTGTGCAGCCTGGCTGACGGCACGTTTCCCAACTACACCGCCGATACCTCCCACAATGAGCAGCACAATGTCATTCAACATCTTGGTGTAGGCTTGGTCAATAGGAGCCATGCTCTTGATTGGCTGCACCACAAAGGTTACCGAGTACAACAGGGACGCAACGATCCCGAACAGAATTAGCGTGATGGCAAAAACTGTAACCGCCCAAACGCGGACCTCGATCTCTTCAGCGGTAAGTCTTTGGTTGTTCAATTTTCTTCTCCAGAACAGGAGCCACCAAGTAATCTGGGCAAGTTTGGTCAAATTCGCAACGAGGCTTGGTGCAAGCTGGAATATTAAAGTTGTCGGGGTTTTGACACTGGTAACGGTAACTGTCTTTGCAACTCACCAAGCCCACCGCAACAAACAAGACAACCAGCGCCGCTTTCATGTCATGCTTTCATGAAGGTAACGTATTCCATAGTACCCCACGCAACTACGGTGATTAAAAGCGCAGCCAAAGCAACTAGGGCAACCAACTCAACGGCCTCTTGAATTTCTTTTTTGCGAGCAGCTTTAGCTTTCTTTTCCGCAATTTCGTTTTTTTGATTTTCTGCAACGATGCGGTTGCGCTCCCGCAGGAAATCCATCCAAAGGTTGGTCTTGCCTCGGCGCATGAAAGACATCTTGATTTCTTCTTCCACTTGTTGCATTTCTTCTGCCAACTGAATGATCTGCATGGCCTGACTGTTGACGGACTGGAATGGCTTTTTAGTAGGGTTTGCCTTTTCCTTCATCACCGCGTCTTTTGCATCAAAAAACTGATGAATTAATTCGGACGCATCTTTTCCCAATGCAATAGCCTGCTTTACCCCGGCAATGGTAGCCTTTGCAGTTGCAATTAGGGTAATGGGGTCAATCATTTGTCTACCTTGTTTTCCAGCCTGTCAAAGACCTTGTTCATGATTTCTTTGAGTTCGCGTATATCCTGGCGGTAGTCGTCTTTGGCAACGTATTCTTTGGGGAGGTCTTCCCGCAGCTTAGACAAGTCTGTTTTAAGGTCTTTGACCGCAGCCCACAACTCACGGGCAAACCAGCCTAATACGGCCATGATTAAACCAAGGCCAGCGTCGATTAGGCTTTGCATTTCCATGATTATTTACCAATGTCTTTTAAAGAAGTTTTATTAAGTGCTGCTGCTTTTTGCATTTCTTCAACAGCTTTAGTAGCTTTCTTAGATAACGCGCGTTGTTCCAATGCACCAGCAACTTTACCACCTACTTGTTGACCAATTCCAGCACCAGCCGCAGCACCTGGAGGCCCAAACAATGCACCTCCTAAACCCGCACCACCGGCAGTAAGTCCTTTTTCTGCAAGAGTTCCCGCCAAATTACCAACACGTTTTTGTTGTAACGCTGCACCTTCATACGAATGTATGCCAGGCATTAAATAACCACCACGATTTAATGTGTGAAATTTTGCAACTTCATCTTGTGGAAATGTTTGAAGTATTTTTTGACCAATTGTTGAATTAAGCGTGGAATTAACAGAGTTCGGATTCCATGTGCCAATTTTAGAAGCGCCCGATTCATACACTTTACGCGCTAATGCGCCTGCTATTTCTTTTTGAGCAGCAGAAGCTGCATTTTGCAATTCAGGCGGGATTGGAGGCATTCCTTCTAATGCATCACGCAAACTTCCACTTGCAAATTGATTTAATGTATCGTGAATATGACGCCATTGCTCAATAGGCAAATTGTTTAATTTTGGCAATATTTTTTCTACTGGAGTGCTAGACAAAGTTACGTTATTTTTATCTTGCGGCCCAAAAATATCTGCAATTCCTTTTGATTCAAAAATTGTTTTTTCTAACTTGTGAATATTATCACCAAGTTTATAAAGTGATGGGTCGGCTGCGCTTGCAATGTCTTTATCAATGGCACTATTTACAGCCGCAATTGCTCTAGAATTTTGTGGAGACCATTCGCTATTTAATGCTTTTCTTACTGCATCATAAGCAGATACAGAACCAGCGGGTTGCATAACACCACTAGCATCTTCAAATCCAACATTTTTAGCAAGATTAAGAAATTTTTGAGCAGAGGAGGCAACTCCTTGATTTCCTTTAATTTCAAGACCGGCAATCCATTGAGGGTTGTTTAGCAAATTATCAACATTGGATGTTTGAATTGGATTATTTCCATATCTATCTTTTGCTGATTGATAAATTTGTTCTTTTGCTCTTTGAAAATATCCGGTAATGCTTGTTGGAACCAGGTCATCAGGATGGTTTCCATAAAACACATCATTAACTGAGCGTCCACGTTGTTCATCATCAATCAATGATGGGTCTGCTCCAGTTGCTTTTACACGTTCTTGAGCATAGTTAGACAACGCATTTTGTTCGTTTGTAATTTGTTGTTTGTAAACTTGACCTTCTGGTGTAGGGTCTGGCATTTTTGCCAATGTGTATTCATTGCGTAACGTGTTTTCATTACCCGTAACAACACCGGGTCGGATTTGTCCACTATCTCCAAGAATTTCATTTGCAATTTGCGCCCTTACTGCTTGTTCGGATTTGGGCACATCTTGAGAAATTTTAGAAAGTTTAATTTGCGGGAATTGACCGCCTCTTGCGGATTCTTCTCCAGTTATTTGACCCGCATAAGGGTCTGTTTTAGATGCAGCAGCACCGGCACTTCCAAGCCCAACGGTTTCAGAAGGAGCCGCCATAACAGCCGTTTTAGGTTCAACAAAAGTGTATTCAGGCAATGCAGACTTGATAGCAGCGCCAGCGCGTCCTAAAGGTGCTTTAACAAATGGAGCAGCCATCATTGCGGCAGACACGCCTTGCTCAATGTCGGTTGGACTAATGCCTGTACGTTGTCCAATAGCTTCAGCGCCTTTTTGTACAACACCGCCTACTGCTTGCTGCGCCATTGCAGGCAAAGAAGTTTGATAGCCTGGCTGGTCTGTAACGCCCATTAAACGGCCAACAGGGTTTGCCAATGCTTGAGACACGGGCGCAGCGGCAGCGGTAGCTTCTTTATCAGTTAAACCAAACAAACGACCAGCGCCATAACCAACCGTTCCAGCAAATTGTGATGGCAGATTTCCAACAACATCCAAAGTAGAGGCAATTTCACCCGGCTGACGTTGTTTTAATTGCTGCCTCAATTCCAATGCACGTTGAAATGCTTGTGTAACCAAATCGGGCTGAACGGGCTTAACCTGAGCCTCCATTTGCTGCGGAGTTAAATGCCCCTGCGGAGTTGTTGCGCCAACGGCAGACGTGTCTGGTGAGGCGGGGGCATCAAGAAAATCCGACAACGTGCCAGTTTTGGGCATTGCTGGCGCAGATTGTTGTGTTGCATGGCGTTGCAACTCAGATTGGATGCTTTGAATGTCAGCCAATGCCCGTTTATGAGACGGAGAGCCTGGCACTAAGTCGGGCAAAGTTGATTGAATTTGCGCCAAAGAATTCTGCAAATCATTTACGCCATACAGTTCTTGCGCCGTTGGGTTTTTAACTTTATTGGGCGCAGGACTAGAAGACTGCGATGGAGCCGCAGGAGCGTCAAGGAAGTCTGCGAAAGTAGCCATTATTGAATAATCCCAAGTTGTTTGGCAGCGGCTTTCTTTTGACGCAATGCCTGCAATTCTGCTGGAGTCATTGTTTTAAGCATTTGCTGTGCTTCTTCTTGCGACATTTGCTGAAAAAATCGTGGGTCTGCGTAATTATTCCATTGCAACAATTTTTGACCATACGTTGTTGGGTCATTTTGATATGGAGACAAAAAGTTTGCTTTGTTTGTTTTAAAGTCTTCTAATCCAATTAACTGATTAAGAACTTTATTCAAACCAGCCTTGGTCATTGTCACGTTAGGATTGGCAACTTGAGCCAACGCACGGGCAGAATCAGTATTGCCGCCAACCAAAGCTAGCAAGTTTTGATTCTTAATCAACTCTTCCGTGTTAGACGTTTTAAGAGTGTCATAAGGAATGCCGATAGCGTCTGCAATTTTTTCTGCAAACAATTTCTTTTCGCTTCCTAATCCGGTGTAAGAGTCTGGAATAAGACCTTTAATGGTTTGGAAAATAGCCTTGTTTTTAGGTGCAGTAGTAGCGTCGGCTTGCGTTTGTGCAACATCTGATGCAGCAGCGGTTCCAGTACCGGTACTCATTGCAGATTGTGCTGGCGTTAGTGCAGCTTGTACATTTGATGGCGCACCTAAATAACCCGCTTTACCATCTCGAATTACTGGAGTTGTAGGTGGCAATTCCGCTTGGATTCCGGGTCCGGTTGCTTGGCCAGGCGGTTGCATTGCGAGCGCGCTTCCAGACGTTACAGGAACTGACCTTGCGCCAGTAGTAATCATCTGGTTGGCAGGGTACATTTTTTCAATTTGAGCTTCTGCGGATACAGAATTTAATGCGTGTTGAGCAATAAATAAACGCAATTCTTTATCGGTTCCCTTTGTGGGCAGACTTTGCATTGCTTGGTCATACGCTTGAGGCGTTGCGTTTTGTTGTTTTAAATTGTCTTTTGCAAATTCACTAATAACATCTGGTGTTAATTGACCATCCGGTGTGTTCACTAGCAATTTCAATAAACTTCTAGAAACATTTGCTTGCTGCTCTTGTGCATTTTTTAATTGCGCGTTATTTGCTCCAGCCGTTGCTGTTTTTGCGTTTGCGGTAGCGGTATCAATGCTTGGTTGCAACGTGCCCTCTGCCGCAGCAGTTTGTGCAGCTTGTTGACGCAACACTAATGGGTTAATTTGCTGCGCCTGCTGGTATGCCTGCGCCCCACGCGCTAAGTTCAACATATCTGCTATGGAAGTCTGTTGTACAGGTTTTACTTCGTTTGCAGCATTAATAAAGTTGTAATCAGGCATTTTTTATGGCCCCATAAGGTTTGTCAAATAAGCGGTGTTTCCAAGATTGGCCAGACCAGTAGCGTTAGCATTAGCTGCACCAATCTGACCAGAGCCAAGAACGCCAGCAGCGCCTACGCCAAGTTGACCGATTGCGTTTGTTGCGTTTGTGCCTGCGGCGTTTACGGCAGATTGACCTTGTTGGCCAAGACCGGCAATACCGGCAAGACGGTTGTAAATGTTGGTTTGCTGATTTTGAAAGTTGTTAAACGCATTCTGATACGCATTAGAGGCGTAATCTTCCGCAAATTTAGTTCCAGCACGGTTGATGTTAGAACCACCACCACCAACATTCATAGCTTGGTTTTGAGCGCCAAGACCTTGGCTCAACATAAATTGATAGTTGGGCGCAAGATTAGATTTCAATTGCTCTGGGCCAAAGGTTTGCGTCAAAGCACCAGTACCTTGTACCGTACCAATTGGATTGCCTTTGGCATCGTACTGTTGGTTTTGACCTGGCAACATGGAGCCGAGCGTGTTTAACGCAGAGTAACCAACAGAACGAACTGGCGCTTGTTGTTGGTTAATCAGGTTAAAGTTAGCTTGTTGCTGCGCTTGTGCCGTTTGCGCTGCATTAGCTTGTGCCTGAGCAGCATTTTGTGCTGCATTAGCCTGCCCCTGAGAACCCAAATAATTTAATGCACCAGAACCTAAGAGTGCAAGACTTGTAGGGCTTAATCCGGTCAATGATGAAAGAGTAGTTCCTAATCCAGAAATACCCGCAGAACCAGTAGCAGCAGCAGGAACATTACCAACAATGCCAGAAGTGGGATATGCCGACATTTCAGATGCAGCATTAGCAGCACCACCAGCAGTACCAGAACTCAATAATGCGTTACCTCCATAATACAATGCAGCAAGTTCAGCAGCCGTTTTCCCGCCACTATTCCACATTTGTCCAATGGATTGAGATGGGCTTTGTATAAAATCGGAAACAGTATTACTCAAAGTGCCTATCGGATTACTAACAAAATTTTCAAACCAACCTGCCATAATTTTCTCCTTAATTTTCAGCTTCTTCGGCTTTTAAGTTTGCCGAGACAATGACCGCTTTTACGGGGTCCGTAATAACCACTTCAAAGATTCGGTCACGCGCAGTTCCCAAACGCCGCCATATAGCACGATTGCGATATTTTCCAACTTTACCAATGCTTACCCAATGCTCATTAGAGTAAGTTGAGCCGCCATCGTTTGACCAGCGCAACATAGCCTGCGGGTCTTGTCCTTGTCCAACTTCTAGACCAACGCCAGGCTGGAACTGAATCTGCAACTCTGCAAAGTATTGGCGCTGAAAGTCTGTCACTAGATGAGGAGCGCGACGCAGTCTGCGAATAGTGCTTCCGTTGTCCGTATATACCGCATTGTCTAGTTGGTAGATTTTACCGTTTTGGTAGTCGCCAACAAGATACACGTTGTTAAAAATAGCGCCGCAATTAGAACGATGGCGGTTATATTGTTTTCCGTCCCACGATAGCCACTTGTGCCATGCCTGCGTTGTAATGTCGTAAACCCAAGTCAGGTTGATTGATGGGAACGTGACAACGTAAAACTCATGGCCTTCTAGCTGGTAGGTATAGGCAACGGCATCGGAAATTGGCTGGTTCATTAACGTCTGTTCTACTGCGTGTGTGGAGATACGTTTAAACGCGTAACCTTCCATAACGCCAATGATGGCTTGGCCACGGTTGTCTTGGCTGACAAAGCAGAACTGTTCACCAAATCGAGCCACAGAAAATCTAGCGGCAATGCCGTGTTGCGAGCTTGTACCGGGAATGCGCTGGAAGGGAAACGAAATAATGCCGTTAATCACATTGCCCACGTCAGTCCAAACTTCGGTGGTAAATTCTCCAAGCAAAGACACCTGACGACGGTCTACGATAAGGGATACTAAGGGGTCAGGGGAGCCGTCTTTAGCACCGTAATACGCATTAGAAGATGTTACAAGGCCAAGGTCGGTAGCCGCCCATAGTTGAGTGCCTGGTTGGTTGTAGATGATGTAATTGTCCACCACCTCGCACACATTCGCGCCTTGCCACGGACCATCGGTGGACGGTAGCGTTGCAAAGGTGTTTGTAGAAGCCACCCAATAGTAACGGTTAACGCCATCCACAATGTAAGCGTTTAGTCCGGTATCGGACATGATATTGTCCGTAATGCTAACGCGACCAGAATTTGTGGTTAATGTTCCTACTTTTGTGGCAACGTATGAATTGTTTACCGAATAAACGTATGGTCCGACAACAATAATTAAATAAGCACCACCGGACAAGGTACGCATTCCGCGCACTTCAGCTTGTTCAAATTGTAAGATTTGAGTCAGACCTGGCGTTGGGTAAAGCGCAACAATTCCACGGCTACCTTGAGGCTTGGTTAGGTCAACTTCCGGAAAGAAATTGATACACTCCTGCGCGTCTTGATAGATGGATGGTGCTTCGTAGCTTTGACCAACAAAATTGAAATCTGCCATTATTTGACATCTCCATAACGCTCGCCATCTCTAATTCTGCGGATGGTTGATTCCCCAACACCGTATTGTCTAGCAATAGACGCGATAGAATTGTTGATTAGCAAAACACGAATTTCATGTATTTGATCGTTTTGCAATACACGTTTTTTAAGAATAGGAACACCTGTTTTTGCAATGCTTTGCTTGCGTTTTGTTTCTTCAGAAAGAATTACGCCTTTTCTTGGGCCTGGCGCGCCTTTACGCATTTCAGACCATTTGGCTTTCTGTTCATCAGAATGAGTCTTCCCTTTAAAGCCGTTTGTTTTAACCAGCTTCCAAAGTTCATTGCCCTTCATTTTTTCTTTATGTTCTTCTGTATGCTGATAGCCTGATGCGCCTTCTCCACCATCAGTCATGTTTGTCAACTTGTAGCCAATTCGTTTGTACAAATCAATGCACTCGGCTTCTGCCATAAACGCAAGTTCTTCATCAATGTTGCTAACAAGTATTTTGACTTCATAGCCAGCCTTATTTGCAACTTTTTTCCAATACAAATTTCTTGCGTTTTCAGAAAAACACCTTTTCCCCTTACCTTTCCCAACATAAAAAGGTTCGTTTGTGTCTTTGCGTAAATGGCTGTAAACGTAATACATTTTTTGCCTTGTAAGGTCAGCGTAAGAAACCGCCACTCAAAATCCACCCTGCGTCGCGTGACCTTCCAACCAATAGCGCATCAGCGTACCGCGCAACAGGAGGCGGTTTCATGTTTGTGCGCTTAATTGTAGCCTTTGCTTGGCCAGCAAACTTCATAATCATGTCAATTTGCGTTGGCGAGGCTTTGCCGTACATAGGCATCAAACGTTCAGCCAGGCACCAGCGCAGAGCCATTAGGTAGCCTTGTGGCAGGATAATATTGTCAGACAGGGAACTGTACCGCGCAAACAACGTATCGCAGAACATATGAACCTCGCCCTGCGCTGGATTAGGCCATAGGAAGATATTTCCAAGAGTTTCAGCGGGCTGGTAATACAAAGCCTTAGGCCAAGGTCCGTTAAGCGTTTTAAGGCCAATTAAAGCGTAGTCTTCGTAATTCAGCACCGCCATCGGATAGTCCAAGCCGCCGTTGACAATAGGCGTTCCGTTGGAGTTTGTGTTTACCCTTACAAAGCAAGAATTGATTGTCAAAGGACGCTGATAGTAAGCCGAGATGGTTGTGCTAGCCACCGTTTGGTAAATGTTGACCGTGTACGTTCCAACTTCGTTAATGTTGCCACCAGCGCCGGTATTCATGGCCACAATGGTTGTTCCAGCAGCAATGCCGGTTCCACTCAAGGTTTGACCGATAGCAAGCGCACCAGACGTAATGCCGGTCACGGTAAGGGTAAAGCCAGATATAGAGCCTGTGAAACTTGCGCCAATCTCACCGCCTGGTCCAATTGTGTATTGCGTCTGACCCGAGACAATCGGGAAAATGATTTCAGACTTGTAATACACCATCATCTGTTCGTTTGACCATTGGTCGCACAAATCGTTCAGCATATCAAAGGCATCTTGCGCTGCTTCTGACGTGGGCGTTTCACCAGCTTCAAGCGCACCAATGTCTTTTAGAGCGCGGCTGATAATGTCAATTGGCTTTGTCATGATTATCCTTTGCTTATGCCATACTGAACGGCTCTAGCCTCTATTTCATAGGGGTTTTGCATATAGCCGTAACGTGCCGTCCAGTATAGGTACTTTACCATGTAGACCAGCTTTCCATCTTTTGCCATTTGTTTTAGGTGGGTTTGCTCATGGAGAATGAGGCCGGCGTCAGTTTCGCAGCCAGGCACAAAGTAAATGTCGCCCCAAAGACTGGTCCAGCCTTGAAACTTCATTCGGTTCATAAACCAAAGAATGAAACCTGATGCTACTTTAATCATAATTTTATTTAAAAAACAAGAAAGAAATTTCCGGTAGAAGTTGCGAGTGGTGTGTAGTTAATAATAATGATGCCAGCAGCACCAAGTCCACCAGTTGAAATTGTGGAAGATGCACCACCACCGCCGCCGCCACCATAAAGACCACCAGCGCCACCGGATGTTGCGGTTACACCGTCACCAGCACCGCCGCCACCACCGCCAGAATATCCCGTAGAACCAGCGCTACCAGCAGAGCCTGATGTTGATGCTATACCGCCATTGCCTCCAGCACCAGCGCCTGTTCCAGCAGAGCCTCCAGTTACACCAGAAGCATTGCCACCGCCATTACCGCCACCGCCGCCGTTACCAATTGTTGCAACTGTATTGTTTGAACCCGCGCCGCCAACTCCAATTGCACCAGCACCGCCACCACCACCGCCTCCGGCAGCAGTAGTTGAAGATCGACCATTGCCTCCAGCACCACTAGCCTTAGAAGCTGCTAGGTAATTTGTACCATTTATTGTGCTTGCTAATTGTAAAGTTCCAGCCCCACCAGTAATTCCAGAAGCATTTAATCCAGCAGCAGAAAAGAGTGGAGCATTAAAAGTTATTCCGTCTGGAGTTCCATGCAAAAAGTAAGAAGAATTGTATGTGGAGTTGGTTGTTACATAAGTGTTGTATGCTAAATCATTAATATACCCATTCGCAACCAATGATGAAATCGGGACATTTGAAAACTTTGCATAAGTGCCACCAGCACCACCACCGCCAGAGGCAGATGCGGTTCCAGTTGCACCATTACCACCAGCACCATATATCTCAATGGTGTTTACTGAATCATTCCAATCAGACGGAAGAGTCCAAGTTCCAGAACCAGTAAGTATTACTTGGGTCATATCAAGCCACCGCCAAGCAGCGCCACTTACTTGTGGCTACGTTCCAAACAAATCCAATGTCTAAACGATTAGTTCCCGATGTTGTGGATGGCAATGTTGTTGTGGACGATTCAAACGATGCGCCCCAGGTTATGGCAATGGATGCCGTGCCTGTGATTGCAATAATCAATTTTTGACCGTTTACAGGAGTACCTGTTAAGTTTGTGGAAAACGACGTAATAGCCACGGATTGACCTGTGATAACCATCATGTCGTAGTTATCTGTGTTTAGCGTGGGCGTTGCGCTATTTGCGGTGCTTGCTAAAACGCGAGGCTGAATCCATTTGTTCGTTAAAGTTGAAGTGCTTGATATTGTTGGAACCGCAACGCTATTGCTAAGAATTGGACCAGATGCAAAAAAATTATTGCTTGAATCAAAATATCCACGCACATTGCCAGCGCCATCACTTAATACAACATAACTACTACCCGTTACCAAAATAGGGGCAAAAATTCCTTGATAAGAACCTAAAATAACATTATTGGAGCCTGACGTTAAACCTAAACCAGAAGAATATCCAATTCCAGTATTGTTGTTTGGTGTTAACAATGTGGCAACTGGTATGCTAAAACCAGAACCACCAGCGGCAAAACCAGCACTCACCATTGCGGCAGAAGTTACAGTTAATACGGTTGTTGTGTCTTGAAATTTCGTACCAAATGTAACTAAAGTTGCTCCCGTAATTACGCCAGAAGTAACTGTAATACTTAATGTTGGATAAGTTCCAGCGGGTGTACCACTTGAAAGAGAAGATTGAACTGTAAACGGACCACCAGAAGCACCACCGTTATATCCTGTACCACCAGTTATTGCGCCCAAAGTTCCAACTGTTGTAGTGACACCAAATAATGCATAGCGTCCAATTCCTGTATTGTTTCCTCCAGTTGTATTTTGATACAAAGAAGCAATTCCATAGCTTACATTATTATTTCCAGTTGTATTAAAAATTGATGATTGTTGACCAACCGCAGTATTATTACTTCCAGTAGTATTTGAATTTAATGCTTGTTGCCCCATTGAGGTATTGTTGGAGCCTGTTGTATTTGAATTTAATGCATTATTTCCATGTGTAGTATTTGATGAAATATTACTTCCACCTTTTCCCAATGTTTGACCATTAATTGAAGCATCATTAGTTGTAGTAATGCTTAAAGCACTCACAGCACGACCAGCCGTTAAGTTGGCAACCGTTACTTGGTCAGTAGCCGAACTTTGAACAATGGGCAAAACTTCAGTACCAGCCAATGGCGTAGTAGCTGAAGGTAAGGCTGATATTTTTGAATTAGCCATGCTTATCCAATTGGATACCAAGTATTAGTGGTTGAATAATAAATAGCGGAAAACTTGCTTCCAGCAGCCATTGTGGTAGGCAACAATGCCACGTTAGCTGAACTTTGGCTGGTAATATTTAATGTTGTAATTGTTCCTTTTGAGTAAAAAGATATAACTTGATTATTAAGTATTGAAACGCCAGTTGTACCGATTACAACATTTGCTACGGCAATAGTTCCAGTAAAGTCAAAAATTACAGCATCCGTATTGCTAAGTGCCGTAAAGTTAAATGACCCACTTGGCGCAAGATATTGAACGTTTTTGCCGCCATGAGGAACAGATTGATTTGTAAATGTTGAACAATTTGAAACAAAAGTTACATTGCGTAAATTTTTAATATCAGCAGAGCCGTCGTATACAGTTTCTATTTTGTTTGTGCAAGAACTTTGACCTGGACCGATTAAAGTCCAAGTTTGATTACTTGTTCCAAATGGATTTGTAACTGTGCATAAAAATCTTGGTTCAGTAAGATTTGTTCCAGAAAAAGGAGTAAGTACGGTTGTTACTTTTGCTGAATTTGCCGTGTTCAAAATTACCGTAAGATTAATTAATGTTTGGTTAAATCCACTTAATGTGATAACGGTAGAAGATGGCGCAGAAGATGAATAGATTTGTTCAACAGTTGGATTAATAAATACAGTGTTCTGCCCAGAAGAAGTCCAGCAATTATCAGTAACCAATCTAATATATGTGCAGTTAAATCCAGAATCTGATAAAGCGTAAGATGCACATTGCGTAAGAAATAAATCAAACAAGTTGTATACGCCACCGTTAGCTAAAACAGCAGTGTCACTTGTTCCTTCAGATTGAATTGTAAATTTACAATCAAATACATTGTTAGAAGTTGCTCCTTGAATTTCCAAAGCGCGGAATGTGTTTTTCGCAGAATAATCAAACGTGGAATTCCAAATGGCGTATGCACCATAAGCCGCAACTAGCACGGCAGCTACCGTAGCACTTGTTGCACCAAATACTGTAAATCCAGACAAATTTACATTTTTTAACTGGCCAACGCTTGCATCAGATGTACAGTTAATTGCTGGTGTTCCAGCCACAGACTGATTAATACTTACCGCAGTTTTTCCTGCGCCAATAAGATTTACTCCATTTTGAATTCTTAGGCCATTTAACAAGTATGTTCCTGGCGGTATGTAAACATTTTTGCTTGCAGTTTGTGCATTTGTGAATGCGGTAGTTGAATCTGTTGATCCAGTAGGGTCTGCTCCAAAATCAATAACGCTGACAGTTTGTTGCAATTTAGCCTGTACGGTGGTTGCTACGGAACCAGTACCAGGAGGTAAGTAACCAATTAAAGAAGAGCCAGAAGATGCCGTAAATGATGAAAAATCATTAACACCGTCAATATTGTCGTAGGTTGCAATGGTTGAGCCAACAGAATTTTGCAAAACAAATTTGTAAATAACACCAGCAGTTAACCAGATTTCCCCATTGGGCACTCGGCCAGAAGAGTCTAAAACAATTGGGTTTGCTTGTGCAACCGAACCGCTGGACGTTGTATAAGTGGCTTGAGGCGTTGTTGTTCCTGCGGTATAGGTATAAATCAAACCACCGGATAGCAAATTGCCAGAGTTGTCAAAGAATTGCGCTCCAGCGCCAGCAAAGGGGGAAAGAATGACTGACATTTGATTTCCTTTTATTCCAGTAACAAGTTGTTGTTAGATGCTGCTTGCATAATGACCCAATTAGTGCCGTCCGACACCATTGTTGCCCAATTTCCCACCACATTCAAAAGAATTGCGGTTCCAGCCGTTGCGCTGCCTATTGGCACAATATTGCTTGATGCCGAGTTTACCAGTTGGGTCTGCAAATTTTTGACTGTAATTGATCGACCAGTCCAAGATGATGCGGCTGGAAACGTAAGAGTAAGCGCAGAACTTGTTTTGTTGTTAATAATCCAGGTGTCAGTACCTGTAATTGTATAGTCTGCCGTTACGGTCAGCACCGTGGATAGGGGAACGTAGTCTGTGTTGGCTACCGCAGCAGAAATGGCGGTTCCGTTCCCCTTTAGAAGGCCGGTAATTGTTGTTGTCAGCGTTATAGCTGGCGTTGCTCCAGTTGTGACCGTGCCAGCAAAGCCGTTGGCAGACACCACCGAAACGCTTGTAACGTAAGTTCCAGCAGGCTGCTTGCCGTTAAACGTGTTCCAGTCAGTTGAGGTCAAATAGCCATTGGTTGACGTGGTAGCCGCCGCCATGCTGATTGCTGGAGTCGTTCCACCAGAAGAGACAACAGGGGCTGTTCCGGTGACTGAGGTGACCGTGCCTACGCTTACTGAGCCGCCAAGGCTGATTGCACTTCCATTGATGGTAATGCTGCTGTTGGTGAGCTGCGAGTTTCCAATACCACCCAGCGTACCACCCAGAGTCAGGCTACCTGAGCTTGTCACGGTGCCGGTCAGGGTGATGCCGTTGACAGTTCCCGTACCGCTGACCGAGGTCACCGTGCCTTGGGGGTTCGCAGCAGTGGTGATGCTGGTCACGCGGCCATAAGTGTCAATTGTTATGACTGGCACTAGCGTTGATGAGCCAGTTGTTCCAGGCGTGGCAATGCCACTAGCAAGGTCTATAACAGGCGTTACGCCGCCCGTAGAAGTAATGCGACCAGATGTGCCGCTTACCGAGTTAACGTAAGTGCCAGCCGGTTGCTTGTTGTTGAACGTGTTCCAATCCGTGCTGGTCAGGTAGCCGTTCACCAACGTAGTGGCGGCAGGCATACTGATTGCAGGATTTACTCCACCAGACGACACCACGGGCGAAGTTCCGGTAACGGAGTTAACGTAGGTTCCTGCTGGCTGTTTACCATTGAAGGTTGACCAATCTGCCGCTGACAAGTAACCGGCTTGGCTGGCGCTGGATTGCTGAATTGTCAGATTAGGCGTTGTACCGCCGCTAGATGCCAAAGGCGTGGTGGCTGTTACCGATGTGACCGTACCGCCAGTACCCGTGGCGCTTAACACACCACCGGCAAAAGAAACGCCAGACCCAATTGTTACGTTGCTAAAAAGGCCAGACCCATTACCGTACAGAATTGAACTGCCGCTAGTTAATGTGTTCCATGTTGGAGTGCCTGCGCCGGTAGACAACAATGCTTGGTTTGTAGTTCCCGCAAGGGTAAAACCATAAGCCGTGCCAGTTCCGTAGGCAATAGCGCCAGCCGTAGGAGATGCCGAACCGTTAGTGCCACCAGAGGCGATTGCAAGCGTTCCAGCCAGCGTTATAGCGCCGTTAGTAGCCGTGGCAGGGGTAAGCCCTGTGGAGCCGCCAGAGAACGTTAAAACGCCCGTATTTGATACCGTGACGTTGCCTGTTGCGCTAGAGACCGAAATGCCCGTTCCCGCAATGTTTGACAATACGCCGGTGTTTGCAACCGTGATTGTCCCGCTGCCATTGGTGACCGAGATTCCAGCGCCGTAGCCAAGCGTATTTAATGTGTAGCCGGTTCCGTTACCAATCAGAAATTGCCCGTTGGTTGGTATTGTGGTTAACCCTGTGCCGCCAGACGTTACGCCAAGTGCATTTGCCGTTGTTAGCTGAATGATTGATGGCGACATTAACCATAGCATCCATTCCCTAGCTGGGCGACCTGTTAAGCCATCCAGAAAGGGGGATTGCGGTATGTTAATGTTGGTGTTTGTCGCCATAAAAACAACCCTAGTTTCCTAGGGCTGAATTTTTTACGATTGATCGACCAAAGGTGTCACATACACCAAGTTAGTCCCCGATACGCTCTTTGCGGTAACGTAGCAGGGCAACTGGTTGTTAATAACGGGACAAGCGAGCACGATTGGAACTTCCATTACTGCTGGCAGTACGAAATCCCCAAAAGTGCCGTCGCCCGGTACTGCGGCAACATCAGTAGAAATTTGACTTAATTTGATAGCCACGCTACCCGTGCCGGTGTTCAGCAGGGAGACGTAGTTAGCCTGGTCAGTCGTATTTGTTACCAATGCCACCGCCGAATGTGCGCTAGTCGTCACGGACAAGCCGAGAGTCTGACCAGCCAAACGGAGAACGGAGGTGTTAGCCATGATTAGACGGCAGTCGTAGGCAAAGGACCTTCAGCGCGGACGATTTGAATTGCATACGCGCCTTGTGCTGGTGTAGCACTTGCATTTGTAGCATTTAAAAATTGAACCGAAAGAACGCCGTTTGTGTAGCAATCAGCTTCGCCGGGAACAATACCCACGGTTTGGACACCAATAGCGCCAATGACCAAAATGAGGTCAGAGGTTTGGAGGCCAGGCACGTTAAACGTCTGCACCGAACTGGTGTAAGCAGCAACGGCAGTAGGTGCAAGGCTAGGAGCGATGTAAAAAGTTTCGTGGGAATTACCACGGGTGATGGTCGTAGAAGACATATTGATTCCTTTGAAAAGGTGAGAAATTGTAACCCGAAAAGAAAAAAAGCCATCCCTTGTGAGGACGGCCTTCTTCCTGCTTACATCAGTTTAGAACGGTACGCTGAAGTCGTAGCCGTAGATATAAACGTCAAACGTAGCGCCAGCCACAGGGGTAGACAGAGCAGCGGTCACGTTCAAGTACAGGTTTTGTACCGTAGCAGCGGTTGCAGACGACGATGCAGCTACCAGCGACACGCCTTGAGGGGTGCTGAGTTGAGAGGCCGTAATTGCGCCAAACAAGCTAGAACCACCAGAAGTCGTGGCCACACCGAGTGCCAGGCCGGTAGGCGTGACAGATGCGCCAGCAGCGTTGAGGTTGGTCACAATAAGGCTCTGAGGCAGATAAACGGTGCTATTGACCACTTGGAAAGCGTAGTTTCCGGTGGCGTTAGCGGTCACGTTCTTGATCGTGCCAATGAGACGCAGGGTGGTGGCGGTAGTAGCGCCTTGGGGGTGGGTAGTATTAGTTACTGCCGGTCCGGGATTAGCCATGATAAGTTCCTTAAAAAAAGTTATTAAACGGGGCCGAGGCCCCATTCAGGTTTAGCTAGCGATGCGGCAAGCCAACTCAGGGTAGAGTGGCGCCCATCCATACAGTACATCCAAACGAGTCGGGATCGAATCGTTGTTAATTGTGTACTGACGGACCACACGCATAGACAGGCCAATTTCTTTATCGCTTGCACGACCAGCAAAATGGACCCCGTCGGGCAGCTCGAGGTCAGCAACTGCCAACGTAAAAGCATGCCTGTGTGACATGATATTTTGCGGAGAAGCCACGCCGGTGTTGTTAAACGCCGTGATATTCTGAGAACCAGTAGATGTAACGCTTACATTCTGGAATTGGCCAGCGGTGATGATAGCGGGGCTAACTTGCACCGAGGTAGCACCAGTTCCAACGGTAGTCGTAGACATAACGACGAAGTTACGCAGCTTGCCGTAAGACTGACGGTTTTGTGGGTTGACTGCATACACGCCAGGGATAGTGAACACGTCACCAGCATTGAGCGTAGAGGCAGCAGAAGCCGTCATAGACAACGTCGAGAACTGAGACCAGCCAGAGGTCAAGAAACCAGTTGCGGTGGTCACGTTGATGGCGATGGTGTTTGCAGACCAGCTACCAAAAGTTTGCGACACAACGTTCTGGTCCAATTTCCAGTTCACTCCAGCGGAATCACGACCCATCAAGCCCTTGCGGTACTGTTCTCCGATAGCTTCTTGAGGCACAAAGAGGCCCTTGAGGCTGTCAACAATAGTTGCAGAGGTGAACGGCTCAACAATAACCGAACGACGACCATCGCGAGGAGCGCCTTCGGAATCGAGGTAAGCACCAGCGGTCAGATAAGTAATCAGACCTGTGGGAGGCGTACCAGCGGTTCCAACGATGTTGGCGGTGTTCAAAGTAGCCATAGCCAAACCGTCACGGTCAATCTTGTTAGCGATTGCTGCAACTGCGGGTTTCAGAACACGGCTAGAGAACATATCCAACGACAAGGCGAGGTCTGGCGTGGTGAACTGAGTGTCAACGTGGAATTGCGTCGACAGAGTCACAGGCACGCTAGATTCGTTGAAATCTTCAACGTTCAAAGCAGGGCCGGTAGTACCGATGAAACGACCAGGCTTACGGACGTTAACGGTGTTACCGATTTTTGCACCAACAACGGCGAACTGGTCGTCGTAATTACGGTCAACTTCCGAGGTGAAAGTCAATTCATTTTCCAAGACCATCAATGCTTCATTGGTGATCTTGCTAATGGTTAGCAAGTTATTTGCCATTTGGAATACTCCTAAGATTAAGAAACATGGTTACCGAATCTTCCCTGCTTTGCGTTGCTCTTTCCATGCCTGATAACTGCCGTGGAATTGTCCATTTGCGTCCACACCAGCCTCTGCTGAACTCGATGCGCTGCGAATCGGGTTGATCGGCGGTTTTGCTTTAGTTCTAACAACAGGTTCGCTTGGCTTGGTCTCAGTTTGCTTCTCAAACCTTGCCTCTAGTTTCCCAATCTCGCGTAGTGCAGCATTGGGTGACATGGATGTAATACGTTTTGCAACGTCGTCATCTTTTGCAAGGTGATACAGGATTTGTGGTCCCACGTCACTTTCCAAAATAGCATCTCGGATTGCGTCACTTACCGCAACGCTACTTGATGCAACCATATCGTCGAAATCAGGAATATCTGCCTTCGCTGCTGCAACCTTTGTCGTCCAGCTAGAAATTACTTTCTGCCGTTCGGCATCTGCCCTGCGTTCAGCGTCTTCCTTATCTCGCCTAATCAATGCTTGTTCAGCAGACCAATCAGCTAATGCCTCTGCAAATTCAAAGGCATCGGTAAATTGAGACGGCTGAGGCTTTGCGTCTACCTGCTTGGCCTCTGGAGGCTTGCCCTGCTTTCGCAACTCCGCTACTTCAGCTTCCAGCTTTTCCCTTGCTTCGCGCTCCCGTGCCGCTTCTTGCCGCGCCAGTTCACGTTGCTTGGTTATTTCTGAAAACCTTTTCTCGATTTTCGGATTCTGTTTTCGCTCTTCTGTTGGTTTTGCATCTTCTTGTTCGCTTGTATCACTCTGCTCAACGTCCTCTACCGGCTCTGATTCTTCAGCCACGGGAGTTTGTGTTTCGTCAGCTAATCCAAGTTTGTTCGAATAAAAATCTGCTGCATTCTCGCTAGTCAATACTTGACCGGCTTCTTTTTCACTTGACATGAGTTTCCTCAAGAAATAAACCCAGTTAATACCTAACTGGTAAGGTTGTGTGGTTTATACCACAAATTTATATTGCGCGTTCTATTGCTTCGCTTTCCGCTTCTTTTGTAGACAATCGATCAATACCCGCCAACATTAGCGCCAATTGCGCCTTAATATGCTCGATTTCAATCTGCGTCTGGGTTTTCAGCACGGTATCGTGTGCCGCAGTATCTGTCCGCAGTTTCATGTCCGTATGGCGTTCCGCATCACGCATTTCAATGTCGTGGGCCTTGGCGGTAACCCGCATTAGTTCGCGCTTGGTCTCGGCATCTTGCTTGACCTGTTCAATGTCTGAACGCTGCTTCATGGCCAGTTGCATTTGTTGCATTTGCTGCTGCATCTGCTGGACCTGAGCCTGCGCTTGCTTGAGTTGCATCTGCACCTGTGGCGGGATGGGCGATTTATCGTCAATCTGCGCCAGCGGGTTAGCTGCTGCGAGGCGGTCAGCAATGATGTCTGCGCCAGGGAAATCCATGTTCCTAAAAATAAGGTCACCAGCCTGCTGCATGAGCGCAGGGTCAACCTTGAGCATATCCACCATTGATTCCACGGCTTCTTGGCGCTTACTGTTGTAGCCTGGTCCTGTGTCCATCACCACATCGTATTTGCCCACGCTCATGTCGTGCATGACTTTATATACACCCTGTTCGTCCTGTTGTGGCTCATTAATGCCAACTAAGTCGGGTTTTCCGTCGCTGCCGATGATACGCATGACCCTGTAAGAGTCATAAATATGCGGGATCAGGTCCAAAATAATCTTGCCGGTGTGCTGGATTGACTTGGTTAGGTTGTCGTAGAAGTCAAAGTTAGTTAGGTCAACCTGTTGCTGCTGGCCGTTTAGCGCCTTACCGGAGATATTGCCCGGCAATTGCTGGCTTGGGTCAAAGATGCCCATCAGCGTTGCAATATCCTGATTAATCGTCTCGGCAGCAGCCATTACTCCAGCGGGTGGTGGCTCAGGCTGCAAGCGTTGTGGCGGTGGCGCTGGTTGTCCGTCAATGTCGGTCTGTTTGTAACGCAGCAGGGGGTAGGATTTGACGTTAGCGCCAGCCCATTCGTTCTCGTGGCCTTCGTCTTGGCCTTCTGCCATTATCCACTTGGCCTTTGGAGCCAGCGCGACAGATTCCGTGATGGTTGTCTGCCAGAAGTTGTACATCCGTTGTGCATCTTTGGCGTGGCGTACCATGCCGAACTTCTTCTTTTTGTCCCCAATCACCACATGGCGACCATAAACAGGAACGACAGGAATGTAAGTGCCTGGCCATTCGCGCTCTTCAATCACCTCAATGGCGGTCAATTTCTTCCACTTGACGGAACGCTTGTAGCTTGGGCGCTTGTCCACAACCTCTAGGCCAGCCAGTTCTAGGCGCTTGAAGAAATCTGACCCTTCTGCAAACCGGCTCTC